ATGGTTTACAAAGTGCGGCGGGGATTCGGGGTGGATGTTTTGTGTAGGTCCACACGAATTTCATATTGATGGGGCGTTAAGGCGCTATTACTCAGGTTCTATTGATATTACCTACAACCAGAAAGATCGATATTTCTTGGTGGGTGAGAAAAAGAAAGTCAAATGTAAGGCTTGTAAGGGGTTTGGCTTCATTCGAGATGATGGGTGGGGGCATATAGATAAATGTGAAACGTGTGATGCAGAAAAAGGAGCCAGCCATGAGTGAGTTTAAAGTCGGGGATAAGGTCGTATTTCAAAACAGTAAATCAGACGATACAGAGATTTACACTGTAGAAGCTGTTTTAGATGGCGGTAGATTTCTTGGGATTAACGATTACAGGCAGGCATTTTCATCAATCAAATTCAGACATGCTGAGCCACAAGAAAAGGCAGCAGGGCATCGTATTGAATCAAGCAACGATCAAGCAATAAGTGATTGTAGTGTTTCAAATTTATGCCAAAACGATACACAAAACAGTTTGCCTATCAAGCAAGAGAATCAAGACATGGGCGACGACTTCCCCATAGAAAACCACATTTCGCCTAACTGCCAATCGAGGGATGTTTGAGATGGATAAGAAAGCATTACAAGAGCAATTTGAAGCTATTGCGATCCAGAACTGCTGGAACATCAATAAATATCCAGCTGGTTGGGATGGTCGCGGTGATGATGAATATGCAGATGATTTCGTAAGCGGTGCTTGGTGGGGGTTCCAGCACCAGCAAGCGAAAGTGGAGGAGCTGCAACGCAGAAATCAGATGCTTAACGACAACATAAAAGAGCAAGGTCAAAAGCTCGTTTATCAAAACGAAGTGATTGAAACACAAGCTGAAAAACTGCTTGGTTTAAGAGATGAGAAAGCAGAGCTGCAAAAGAGGGTGGATGCTTTAAGCAAAAGACTTTCAGAAGCAACTGGGTTGGTTGTTGAAGAGTTAGAGCAAGCGCTCAAGGGGGATCAATACGATGAACATCGCAAGAAAGCAGAAGAGGCCATCTCAGAGAAATGACTAGACCGCAAAACGACACATTAGAAAACATGAATCCCGCATGTGTTCCTTGCAATACAAACAAATCGTCTATGCCGCTGGAAGGGTGGCGGAGGATGCTCACACATTATCGTGATGTTCAGTTGTTACGAGATAGCACACATGCTCGTCATTTACTACGTTTTGGGCTGATTGAAATCAAATCTGAGCCTGTGAAGTTTTTCTTTGAGAGTTATAAAGAGGGCCAGTCATGAATAAACCATTAGAAACTTTTGATATAGACGCAGCAAAGGCTCGCTACGAAAAATTACGAGGCCGATATAACCGGAGTGGGCTATCTAATACTGATTACAACGAGCTACTTCAATTAGAGAAGGCACTTGACCAAGCGAAGAAGTTTAATGCGGAGGGCGCAAATAATGGACAGTAGATGGATTGAAGCGCAACGCCGTGAAATGGAAAAGCTTATTTCACCAGAGCTAATCAAGTCGAGAGATTTAGCACGTCAAAGTTACTTCGATCAGATGGAAAAAGAAATGGCTGACCACGTATCACGCTCAATTGAACCACTCAGCGGTAAAAAGCAAAGCACTCTGGTTGAACTAAGTGAGTCAATTGAAAAACTGGCTCAGAAGTATAAACAAGATGCTCATTCATCCAGCCTTTTAGGTGATCAGGATAAAGCGCGAGTTTATAACTGCTTTGCTAATCAATTGGACCATTTGCTGAAAGGTGGTGCTTGATGTCATCAGTCAGCATTGCTGAATACCGTAAGTTATTTCCTATTAAGAAAAATAAAAAGCGGCGTTCAGCAAAGCAAATTGCCAGACAACCAAGTGTGGGTGAAATGGTTCTGGCAACGCATTTAAGAGCATGCAAGATCGGTTTTGAACAGGAATATAAGTTCCATCCAAAACGCAAATGGAGAGCTGATTTTCTGATTACTGGTACAAAAATTTTGATTGAGGTTGAAGGCGGGATCTGGAGTGGAGGCCGCCATACAAGGGGCAAAGGCTATATAGGGGATATGGAGAAATACAACTCCGCAGCAATGATGGGTTTTACAGTTTTACGGTTCAGCACAGAGCAAGTTAAGTCCGGTATGGCATTAAAGCAAATTGAATTATTAATTAAGGGTAAATAGGAAGGCGATTATGTTGGTTGAAAAGTTTGATTTTATTGAGTTACTTCGCCTTGCTATTGCTCAAGGCAAAGCTGAAGGTAAGAAAATTTCTAAAGATGTTGTTTTAGGTGAATTAGCACTTTTATCACCAGCTGCAAAGCTTTGGGCCACTGTCTTGATTGAAAAGGTTGATTTTGAGCGAATCGCAATAATTACCCCAGCACAAAAACAGACTGAAACTTTTTACAGTAAGTATGATTTTAATTTTCAAACCGAGCGCCGTATTGAAGATATACCGGGTAAAGTCGAGTTTGTTCGTGGTGAGATTAAATCCGGTGATTTTTTCCGTGCGCGAAATAAATTAGCGGTAAAGATTCATGAAGAAATGGTAAAGAAAAAATTTACCCCTACTAATGCCCAAGGTGATCTTACTAATCTTGCAAAAGGAATTGCTGAGGTTGTTTTACGTGGCCATGTTTTTGTTAAGGCTATGTGTGGAGGATGCCAAGGAATAGGAAAACTCGAAACTTTTAATTCAAAAGGTTTTTCTGAAGGGGCAAAGTTTTGCGAAAAATGTAATGGAACTGGCAAGCGTCCATATACATTAAATGAAAAAATGAAAATTGCAGGAATTGTTGCCACTAAGACTGCTTACATAAAAAGCTATCAAAAGTTTGAGTTATTTGGAGAATCTATTGTTGCAGAATGGGAAAATGAAATTAGATCGCGTATTTCTCGTTCATTTCGTTTTGAACTTCCTGATACTCAAGAAACTTGTGCTTGACAGTTGGGTATACACTTGAGTATAAAGATTTCTAAAATGGGCGAAATGTAAAGTAATCGCCAGAATGAATTTAAGAGCTCGCCAATCGGTGGGCTTTTTTATTTTGTGCTATAGTCCAGTCTAATTAAAATCTGGTACTTAAAATGAATATCTGTGTTGGTGGTGAATTGGATGGGCAAAAGATAGAAAAAGAAGGAAGATTGCTTAAAGCTTCAGATATCGACCCATCTTTTAAAACTGAGTACTACAAGCAAGTTTTTAACCGCGACAATACGGTGTTCCATTTCTGGCTGCCAATTGGATCTGACTTACATGATATGTCTGAGAAAGTTCTAAATATCCTTAGAGCACCTAAAAACTAGTTTTATCGTTTGCCGGACGTATTACGGCGCAAATGGCCTCGCTAAATATCGATTATTGGCGGGGCTTTTTCTTTTTGGAGTATGTATGACTGAATTTCAAAAAATTACGAATGAGATTAGACAGCTTCAAATAGAGCTAAACCATTTGGGAAGTTGCAATACAAAAGGTTTAAATACAGAACAGATCGCTCACCTAGATGAGCGATTTTTTTTGGCCATAGCAAAGCAACATAAATTAATTGCTCGTCTCAACAGTAAGCCAGAGGGCTTTTTATAAGAGGCTAGAGGTATGGATGATAAAGAGTACTTTTGGCTTACACAAAAAAAAGAGCTCAAAACGAAACCCAAATCCAGACCACTGCCTAAAGCTAAAGAAAAATATCTCGAGGCCGAAGAAACCTTATTTCAAGAACTAGAAGAGCATCGAATTGGTTATAGAAGAAAATTTCAATTTGAATCAACAAAAAATTGGCGGTTCGATTTTTATATTGTGAAGTTGAATCTTCTTATAGAAATTGCTGGCAGTCCGTGGGCAGTTGGCCGAGGTGGCACAAAGATAGCAAATTCATTTAATAAGTATGATCTAGCACTAGACCGAGGTTATGTATTTGAGCGTCTTGAGCCTCACCAAATTGAATCAGGTTATGCAATCAACTGGATTAAAAGCGAATTAGCGAGAATTGAAGATGGATCAGATCAGACCATTTCCTCCAACTGATTTTATGGATCAGGCAGAAGAAGAGGAAGCAATTCGTTTAATACCCGCTCCAGACCTAAAGAAATGGGTTGTGGCCAACTACTTAACGATAGGTGGACCTCTTTATAACCCTGACCATGACCATATTGCTGAGCTGCTTCACGATAATGAAGAATTTTTAGCATTTGCTTGGGCCTCTTCTGCATATAAAAGTAAGCAAGCTATGGTGTTAGGTCAGTGCGAAAAAGTCATGTTCAATGTTGGTGGATGGCGTAAGGCCAGACAAGAGCAACAGATGCGAGACTGGTTCGGATTCGTTCCAGTTTACTTAATCACAATCGATGCAAGCTTTTGTGAAAAGGCAAACGATAGCGAGTTCTGTGCTTTGCTTGAACATGAGCTTTATCACATCGGTGTAGAACGAGACTCGGACGGTGAAATTATTTACAGTGATCATACTGGCTTACCAAAGCACTATTTAGCCTGTCACGATGTGGAAGAGTTTATCGGTGTTGTAAAACGCTGGGGAGCAAATGACAGTGTTAAGAGGCTTATTGAAGTTGCTAAAAACCCGCCGTTTGTTTCTGATTTAGATATTTCGAAATGTTGTGGAAACTGCGTAATCAATTGAGCCTAATGGCTCTTTTTTTTGCCCATTTTGTTATACGTAGTTATACGATGAGGAAGTTATGGCGACACTAAAAGAGCCTGTGAAAATCTTTATAGTTCAGTCTCTTGCTTGTCGTGATACACCTCAAGAAGTGGCTGAACTCGTAAAACAAGAGTTTGGCGTTGATATAGATCGTGTTCAAGTTGCAACTTATGACCCTACAAAGGTTGCTGGTAAGAACTTAAGCAAAAAGTATGTCGAACTATTTGAAAAAACCAGAGATGAGTTTGATAAAGGCTTAATTGATATTCCTATTGCTAATAAGTACTACCGATTGAAGCAATACCAAAGACAACTTGAGAGGACTAGAAACGTCAAAACAGCCTTAAAAATTCTTGAGCAAGCTGCAAAAGATATTGGTGGACAATTTACTAATCGCCAAGAAATTACAGGCAAAGACGGCGGACCATTACAAACGGTTAATTCGGATGTGCCTGTTCCAATGGAAGAGTATTTAAAAGCGCGGAGGGAGGTCTTAGATGAGTACTGATGCGGCTCGGGATAAAGCCATCCGGATCGAGGCGCAAGAAGATTTATATTTCTTCACAAGGTACATGTTTAAGGAGCGCCGTGGTTATAAATGGATGCAAAATTGGCACCACTTAGAAATCTGCGAAGCTTTAATGAAAGTTTATCGCGGAGAGATAAAGCGGTTAATTATTAACGTTCCACCACGATATTCTAAAACTGAAATTGCTGTAATTAATTTCATGGCTTGGTGTTTTGGTAAGAATCCAGACTGTGAGTTTATTCATATCAGTTACTCGGCAATGCTTGCCGCAAATAACGCCTTCCAGATTCGAACACTCGTACAAGAGGAGGCGTATAAAAAGGTCTTTCCTGATCTTACATTGCGTGATGATAGTAAGGCTAAAGACTTCTGGAGAACTTCTCAAGGCGGTGTCTGCTATGCGACTGGTACAGGCGGCACGATTACCGG